CAATATCACGACCATTATTTTATAGAAGAAACAATCATAAAAGAAAATAATCTTTAATTTACAATCATAAATAAATAGCTATATTAGGATAAATATGGCGATAACTATAGACCAGATACATCAGACAAATGAAGCGACCTTATCCTCAATGGAAAAGAAGTTCTGTGAGGGTATTGCAGCAGGAAAAGGTAAGAGAAACGCTGCTGTTGACGCAGGTTATTCTGAAACATCAGCTCATGTCCAAGCTGCCCGCAACTTAAAGAAAGATAAGATTATCCAATACATCGATAGATTGAGGGTTGATGCTAGGCGCTTGACAAGTGAGTCTGTGTCAAAAGAGGTTGAAAAGCTTGACCTTGTGTACAAAGATGCTTGTGCCAAGAAGCAATATTCCGCAGCAGTCAATGCGATAAGGTTAAAGTCTCAGTTGTTGGGGTTCCTTGTTGAAAAGAAAGAAGTACAACACTCAACACTAGACGCTATGAACGATGATGACCTGACCTCGTACCTAGACAAGATAGAAAAAGACCACAACATACAATAATATAATATACTCCGCAACATACAATAACACGCCGCCGCAGGCCTTGTGTCAATGATGCTTGTTGACGTGTGCTTGTGTCAAGATGCTTGTGCCTAAGGGATCAATGTGGATCCACAAATAATGGATGAGGTATGCGGTTGTGGATTAAATAAAAAAAGCTCTAAACCTAACAACGTAATAAAATTTAAAAATTAAAATTAAAAAGTTTTTTTTTTTTTAAAAAAATTTATTAATTAATTTTATTAATTAAAATTAAAAAGTTAGAAAAAATGATTATACTATTAAAAATTCCGATTACTTTATTCTTATTATCTATTTTATACGCTTTTCTATTATAACGAGAATAATAAGAATAAATAGAGAACGAAAAGAGAACAAAAAAGTTTCTACTTATACTAGAATAATAATTATTTTTATTTTACTTTTATAAAAAAATAACTATTATTATTTTATCTTTTAAGAATTATATCTTTTAATAATTAAAAGAGTTTTTAAAAGAAAATAGAAAGTAAGAAATAAAATGAAAAATCTAACTAAAAATAATTCTACTTTAGAAAATAAAACTATCGTAGAAAATAGCGTAAAGTTAAATAGTTTAACGAAATACGCTAATAGAAAAACGCTTTATAGATTAAGTAAAGTAAAAAGCGGAAAATCTAAAATAAGATACGATAAATATAAAAATAGTACTACTCTTATAGAAGCTTTTAAAAATTCTAGCGACTATAACGATATTCGTTACGATACTACTAATAACGATAAATTTAAAAAAGTTAATTTATTATTAGATACTAGCGTTTTTTTAGTAAAAGAAAAAAAGAACGAATATTTAGATTTATTAAGCGATAATAAAGAGTTTATTAAATTTAATAAAGTATCTAAAGAAATTATAGAAAATATAGAATACTTTACTAATAAAGTTAATAGTCTTTAATATTAAAAACTAATCTAAGCGAGTAAGATTAATTTCTTACTCGCTTTTTTTTTATCTTTTCTTTTCTAAATTTTTTTATTCTCTCTAATAATTAGCGTTTTAAAAACGTATTAAGTTTAATTAAAAAAAAACGTATAAAGTTTAAAAAAAAAACTCTACTTCTAGTAGAGAAAGAGATAGAAATAGTGATGAATGGCTTAAATGTGTATAAATTTTTGTATAAAAAAAATTTTTTTTATTTATATCTTTACAATGTCATTTTTAAATAGTAGCCTTCCACCAATTTATTGTAAAGTACGCAAGGAGTATTTATATGATTTACGAAAACATAATGGAGAAAGCGAAGACTGTGTTATCTTTGGTCTTACAAGTATACAGGGTCGTGGTCTCCTCTTTAATATCATGCTGGAAAATGGGGCTTGCTTTTGGCGTTTGCCAATATGTGCCTTTTTCTCAAAGAGTATGGAACGGAAAGAAGTGCCAGATATGTCAAACGACTTTCTTCAGTTGTGGAATAGCTTTGATTATTATCATTCTGTTAATCATTTTTCTTTTTTAATCGGACAACGAGCAAAATATATTGGTAAAGATAAAAAATTTTATCACGGTGAGTATCTGTTTACCATTGATTGGTGTCACCCTGATTCCAATCTACTCGATACAGATCATTCTGAAATTCCTCAGGAGCATAAGTGCGCTCATATATTGGAGCTTGACAACGGTAATTTTGCTGCTCAACCTAATAACAGATTATTATGGAATGTTAATTCGTTCACTACGAGAAACGAAGTCCCTGACTACAAAGTCCAAACTAACGAATGGAATGTAGAAAACAAGGATTGGCGGACCGAGGATACGGATAAATTTTTCTATGAGATAGAAGAAAAAAATTAGGTGTTGTTTCATTTAAAGTAGGGAGACTTACTAGAAACAGGGGTCGATGGCGGGCAAAACTTTTTTGTTTATATAGTATCATAAACAAATTAAAACGAGGAATGACAGTATCAATTTTACTTCCTACAAGGAAGAGAGTTCCCTTACTAAAAAAATGTGTAGAATCATTATTAGATAATGCTTCTGACACTACAAAAATTCAACTACTTTTTGGAGTAGATGACGATGATCCTGAAACAATAGATTATTTAAAAAATTTTAAACATCCAGCTAGATCGGTAATAAAATTTCAAAGGCAGGGTTACGAAAATTTACATTTATATAATAACTCGTTAGCTTCATATGCACAAGGAATGTGGATCATGTTCTTTAATGACGATGCTATAATGAAAACTAAAAACTGGGATTTAGAAATTAATAAGTTTGATGGCCAATTTAAACTTCTTAAAGTTCGAGAACAAACAGGACATCCTTATAGTATCTTTCCTATTATACCCTATGATTGGTTTAGATGTTTAGATCATATAAGTTTGCACGGTCAAAATGATGCTTGGGTCTCAGAGATTGCTTATATGTTAGATGTAATGCAAGATGTAGATATAGATGTTTTACACGATAGAGCTGATCTTACTGGTAACAATAATGATGATGTCTTTAAAGAAAGAGTATACAAAGAGGGGAACCCTGATCAGGAAGGTGATTTACATCATCAAAAAATGATTAACTCTAGATTTGCGGACGCAAGTAAGTTATCTTGGTACCTTGATAGAATAGGACAAAGTTCAGAACATTGGAAAAAAATTACAAAAAAAGAAATTAAACCTTTTGCTAATTTAGAAAAAAAATTTTTAGAGTATCAAAAAAATGGTTCCATAGGAGCAGGTAAACAAAATGCAAAAAGCCCAGATCAAGGAAAAATTAAAGTCAGCTATACAGATATTCAAAAAGACTAAAGATCCACGAGCTGCAGAAGTAATCGAACATTTAAATAAGATACTATCAACTTCTAAATCTAGAGATAACTTATTAGATTATGCAAAGCACGTATATCCTGGATACAAGGATCCAGCTCATATACAATTGATTGCAAAAAATTTAGAATCTTTAGAAAAAGGAGAGATAAATAGATTAGCAGTATTTATGCCTCCAAGACATGGAAAGTCTATGTTATGTTCAGAATTTTTTCCAGCGTGGTATTTAGGTAACAATCCTAAAGAATTTGTAATTCAATCTACTTATGCTCAAGAACTTGCGGACGACTTTGGTCGTAAAGTTCGTAACCAAATAGCTAGTCCAGATTTTAATAGTGTCTTTCCTCAAGTAGGTCTACGTGCTGATTCAAGTTCAGCTAAACGATTTCATACTATGCAAGGTGGAACTTACTCTGCTGTAGGTGCAGGTGGAGCTATTACTGGTAGAGGTGCGCATTTATTAATTATCGATGATCCTATAAAAGGTAGAGAGGACGCAGAGTCAGAGACACAAAGAAGAAATTTAGTAGAGTGGTATAAGTCTGTAGCTTACACTAGACTTCAACCAGGTGGTAAAATAATTATAATTCAAACAAGATGGCATCAAGATGATTTAGCTGGTCACATATTAGCAGAGAGTAAAGAAGATTGGAAAGTTTTAGACTTACCAGCGATAGATAATAAAGGTAATGCATTATGGCCTGAAGCATACTCAAAAGAAGATTTAGATAAAATTAAAAATACAGTCGGTCAACGTGTATGGCAAGCTCTTTATCAACAACAACCAAGTAATGATGAAGGATCCATTATCAAAAGAGAGTGGTGGAATATATATGAAGAAGATAAAATACCTTCATTGTCATATGTAATTCAATCTTATGACACTGCTTTTTCTACCAAAGCTTCTGCTGACTTTTCTGCTTGCACTACTTGGGGAGTATTTAATGCTCGTGACGAAAGTAATCGACCTTACGCTGCAGCAATATTATTAAATGCATGGAAAGAAAGATTAGAATATCCTGATTTAAGAAAACGTGCACAAGATAGTTATGAAGAATGGAGACCTGATCAAGTGCTTATAGAACAACGAGCTTCTGGTCAATCTTTAATACAAGATATGCGTAGATCAGGAGTGCCTGTAGTTACTTTTAATCCTGAAAGAGATAAAGTTTCTAGAACACACTCTATAGCTCCAATGTTTGAAGGCGGGTTAGTCTTTACAATGGACGAAGATTGGACTAAAAGTGTATTAGATGAATCAGGTGCTTTCCCTTATGGAAAACATGACGACATACATGATACTTGTGTTCAAGCTTTATTGCGTATTCGTGATGGCTTTTTAGTAACACACCCTGATGACCCAGATGATGAAGATTATGAACAAGAACGATATATTAAAAAAGACAAACATTATTACTCTTGATAGGTTTAGACCTATTAAAGAGAAGCCACCTACTCCTAAAGAAGTAGAAAAACGTCAAGATGAAGAAGTAATTACTGCTTTTCATGATGCATGTATCAAGATTACTGATAAAGTAGACATTAAAGGATATGCTCTAGTTGCCTGGGACGAGAAGGGAGTTCCTTGTATTTCATGGTCTACTGGCCATAATAAATCGCCTATAAGCGAAATGTTACTTCCTACCTTTACACAATCTTGTTTTCAAGGTATAATAAATAGAAAATTAAGTACAACGGAGGACTTAAATGAATAACCCATTTAAAAGGCAAGCTATTAGTAATCATAACACTAAAAACTATTCAGTTGAAGATGTTAAAAAATCTAATGCAAGATTTTACGAAAAGTTTCCATCTGCTATCGAGCCAGCTGCTATGATTAAAAAAGCTATGCAAGAT